ACTACTATCGTCACTGGCCTTGCGGTTGTCAGTGCTTACATTCTAAATCATATTTTTATGATTGTGTCAACTATTTAAATAAAAAAAAGCCAGGCTGTTACACCTGGCTATCAACTTAGCAACTGCTGCTTGCTATCCGTACATTTTCTCAAATAACTTCTCAACCTTCAAGCGATAACTTGGGTTTGTCTTGTACTCTGGATTAGCCACCATGGCATCCAGCTCTTCTTTGGACATGGAGCCACCAGGATCGCCTTTAAGCGTTTCTGTTGGCACACGGCCCTCATAGGTTTCCCGCAGCTTTTGGAGCGCTTTAATGCCCTTTGCAGTGTCTCCCCAGCGGGTGAACTCTTGGAACTCATCTTGACCCCAGATGCCTTTGTTAACCATGCCTCGGCCCCATTGAGCCATGTCAGTCACGATTGCTTTGGCATTTGGTCCAAGCGCCTCCAGCTCGGCCTGCATACTTTGGCGAGTTTCTGCTACGCTGTTAGCGCTAATGCCAGTGACTTCACGTGCCAGATCCTCAAAGGCTTGCTGGCTAATGCCGTACTTCTGCGCCCAGCCTACATAGCTTTTGACAACTGGATCATCGCCCTTGAGGCCTAGACCGTTAATGTCGTACTCGCCATTCTCTGGGGGTTTGTGACCACCAGCTCTGAACTTCTTTTCAAGCTCTACGTAGGATTTGCTGATTCCCTCTAGATCTGGTGCGCTTTCGTCTTTGTTCCAGAATTTTTCTGGCCAGAAGTCAGGGCGCTCCAGCGGGGTATCGTCTTCAACTTGGTCACTTTGAACGTGACTGATTGCTTGCTCTTGGCCCTCGGTTGTCGGCTGGCCTGGTGCTTCCTCATCGGCTGCACTAGCCAGCAGGCCTGGGTTGTCATTTGCATCGCTCATCTTTGTTTAGCCTTTCGTATACGATTTTCAATATCTCTGATCACGCTGTTTTGTCCCTCTCGAAACATTCCCAGCGAACTATCAGAGCCTGGTTGCCAACACGGTTGCTCAAGATAGAACTCTCGCAGCCATGCCAACACTTTTTGACCTTCAGCGCTGGCAAAGGTTTTTGCCACCTGGAGGTTCAGATCTACCCTATCTTGATCAGGTTCAAAGGCAGCAGGCTCTGCCTCTAAGTCATCCCACCCGCTCATTTTGGTGGCTCAGTTATTTCATCAGGCCCAGCGAATGGTGACTTTTCCTGGTCAACTCGCATCTTTGCGTGTTCCATGGCCTTTTGCAAAATAGACGGTGGCATATTGTCAAAGAACTTTGCAGACTTAACTGGCGTCTTTAGCAAATAATCCAGCTCATCTTTAGACAAAGATGGCACTATCAATGGGATTTCCATCTCTTTGCCATTGATTCCAACGCCAACTGATATCTCTGTAGATATACCACCACCAGGGCGCTTTAACTCACCAAAAAAACCCATGCCTTTCTGGGTCTTGTCTGCTCTTTGACCATAGTCCATTACATACCTCCCGCTGTTGCTGCTTCTGCTGGCGCTGGCAATGCCTGCTGCTGCTGTTGTTGCGCTGCTACAGCTGCTTGAGCCATTTGCTGCATCATGCCTTTGCGCTCTTCACCAGTGGTGCGTACCTGGATAGGCACACCGAGCTTATCGGCAATGTAGTCAATGGCCGTGCCAGGCTTGATGGCCATCTGGCCTTCTGGTCCCATGCCCTGAGTGATCTGCATAAACTGCAAGATATTGTTGATCTCATCCATGTTTTGAGCCATGGCCAGCGGAGACACTGGGCTAACCTTAACCTCTAAACCATTGACTCGCAGTGGCAGATCAATCATGCCGTTAGAGTCCATGACTTCCAGGATCTTGGTAACCAGCGGAATCATCGTTTCATTGATCAAACGGCCAAAGGCAGAGCCAAGGTTTTGAGCCAGCTCTTTCATGCGCTCAACTACCTCAGTGGCCGATCTGGCGCTCATGTTGTCAGGTGGCAGGCTCTCATCGAGCAAAGTGCGCTTGATGGATTGCACCAGGTCATTGATCACCAGCTGCGACACGTTGAAGTCACCAGCACGTGGCAGAGGTTTCAATGCCTCACCCTGTGGTCCACCGTTCCTGGCCACTGGAATGATCGCCCCAGGCGTGATCTTCACGTTGGCTGGGTTTAGCACACCGTCATCGGCTGCAGTGTAGACACCAGTGATGGCCAGAGATGCGTTTTTCAGCAGCAATTCTTTAACCTTGTTGAGCGTCTTGATGTCTGGCAGCGCTGTGAGTACTGGACCACGGCCATAGATCTCGCCAGCCACCTTCATGTAGCGTGAGACAACCCATGGGCTAGATTTGAGCTTGCGATATACCAGCTCAGACTTAGACTTTTCATGGATCACGTAGTAGCTGTAGTCACCACGATCAAGATTCAGCACGGTGGCCTCAACCAGATCTATCTCTTCTGTTGGCTTGTCAGCAATTAAGCGCTGCAGATCTGGTGGAATGTTGGCATCTTTCCATTGCATCTGGATAGACTCGCCCTTGATCCGCATCTTGCGATACACATTGTCCACCTGGCCATTGGCGCCTTCTTCAAAGCTAACCAGGTATTGTGGGACAGGGATAAAGTTAATGGGGTTTACCGAATCACCACGCTGAATCAGCATGACAGCTGTGCCAACTGATAGATCGAGCAAGAACTCACCCATAGCAATATCAAAATTGGATTGCTTGAGCAGCGCAAACATCTTGTCAGCGTACATATCGAGCGCATACTGTGCCTGCATCTTGCGATCCATTGGTATATCAGTACCAGGCTCAAGCCTGCACCATTTGCGCTGTGGTGGGAAGATGCCAGACTGCAGGCGGTTAGCAAAGCGCTGGGTAGAGTTGATGGCCGTAGAGTCAAACACCCTGGTCATCTTGCGTTTACCGCCTACCTTGCCCTCGTACTCGCCACCGTAGAGATTACGCTGAGGCAGGGCAAACTCCATAGCGTCTTCATAGAGGCTACGAAAATCATCCTTTTTGTTTTGCGCTAGTTTGTGTCTTTGCAGAATCTGCTCTACGCTCATTTTTGCCATATTAGCCCTCTATATCTTCAAATGGATTTTTGCCTTTTGCATCTGTGATTGGGCCACCTGGTTCCCAGGTATCACAAGTGCGTGAGCTAGTGCATGGAATATCCCACTCATCACAGTAACCACCAGATTCATTGGTATCTACCCATGCTGGATCTACATCAGGTGGTGTGATCTGCTCGTACTTTTTCATGCAGTCATCAATGAATTTAGTTTTCCAGTAGTGGCCACAGTTACCACATACCATTTCTCTGGCTGCAGCCTCGCTTACATTCCATTTAGCAGACTTCACAATCCAGAATATGACTTCTGGCATCTTTGGATTTGGTGGCCCAAGATCTGCCTCAACAATGCAAATGTGATGGTTCTTAATGCTTAACTGTTTGTCTTTTAAAACAGCTGGGCATTCACCTTTTGTAAAGTCTTCCATTATTCGTACCACTCTAGTTCAAGTAATGCCGTATGAGCTGTGCCATTGACATTGGTTAATCTGAATAGGTAATTGGTTAAAGGCGCCAGCACATATTCCAAAGACCCGCCACCACCACCAGACGATTTTTTACCAGTGCCACCAGTAACGAATTGACGATTGATCAATGTGCCAAGCGTGTTAACCGTTGGGTTTGTCACCATGGCCACATTGCTAGTTGCTTCAATGTTTCTATTTCTACGCACTGGTGTGAATGCTGTTCCACCAGTAGTGGTTGTGCCTTCATAGACAAAAAAATCAGCGTCACCAGAAGACTCCATTGCAATCGTGACATGGGCTATCGTGCCTGGTCCAGCTGCAAGCACAATGTCTGCACTAGATCCAGCAGCCAATTTAGCAGAATCTGGGTAAATTTTCCACGCAATAAATGCACGGCCTTCATGCAGCCTATGGTGGTTTACATCTACAGTGATCAACCCAGTATCAGCACCAACAACCATCTGATTGCCGTCTTTGTCTTTCTGAGTAAGCGCAACGAATTGCGCTTTTTGATTCTCAGATTCTCTAGTGACGTAAATGATTGCCATTTACTTTTTCTTCTTGACTGCCTCGGCCTCGCTCATGCCAATAGCAATTGCTTGCTGGCGTGACTTG